TGCGAATATTGGTAAATTTAAATCGGCATCAACAAAACTATTATGTGTCTGTAAAATATCTTTTACATAATCAGAGAAAAAAGTCATCTGGGTACTGTCAGCATTCTTAACGCCTTTGAACGCCGCCCGGATGAGCGTTTGGCCATTCGTGTAGCCGTTGGTAGTGAAGTCCACAATAAATGTAGCGAGCGTTAAATCAACCGTACCGTATTGGTCTGCACCTCCACCACTTGATACGGTAGCCCATGTTATACCCCCGTCATGGCTTACCTGAACCCCATCAAGTGAAAATATCGCGTGGTCGCATATTTTATACTGAACTTTATTTGTCGCGTAGGATTCGTTTATCGCAGTTACGATAGGTGCGGTAGACGATGTGAACGTGCCCCATGCGAGCGGGATAGGGTTACCTATGCTTGACGCGTCCATATTCGGATAGGTAGAAGTATCAAAAAGGTTGTCGGGGAAACTTCTCAATAATTCAAGCTGGCTATCTTTAAGCCGGAAATTCACGCGGGTTTCATCCCATTCTTTATCTTGCATCCGTCCTGTAAAAGCCGGGTCGTATTCGCTAAACGGTAAATCTTCACCGCCGAAATAAATTTTAATCGGCTGATTAAACCATAGGAACTTATCTAATATCACGTTCCAGTATCCATCGTTATTCGCCATTACGATCGTACCCGTAGTCGTTACCGCATAACCGGAATGCAGGTGCATCGACTCAAACCGCACCGAAGGAACTTCTAACAAATACGGCTCCCAATAAACATTATTTAATGCTATGCCTTCGGTCGCAAAATACATATTGAACGATGCTTTTAAAACACTTGTTACAACCGTAGGATCGCCGCCGACGTTCACATAAAGCAACCCGTTATCAATATCATGCCAGTATGAATTCGCGGCCGCTTGAACATTAGCGATAGACGATCCCGTAGTTAATTCTACGCCTGCCTCGGTCGTTAGCGTAACACCGGCCTCAGTCGCTAATAACGTATTGTTAAGCGTTAGCGATGTTCCGTCCGCTTTGATACCTGTTATCGCTTTCCGAATCGTTACTACATCCCCGGACGTAAGCGTTACGGATTCATTTAAATATGAAATTCTCCACACATCCGTATTCGGTGATGATTCCTGCACCCACGCGAACGGCTGTAAATCTTCCGCCGGGGTTAATTGTGCGAGAATAATCTTATGTGTATTCGGAGTTGCTATTAGCGAAGCAAACGTAGTTATACTCACAATAATTCCTCGAAGTTCAAGACAAATGAATATCTTTCACCGTTCACGGTTTTCAATGAATGCAGAATCTCTTTTATATCCGGCAATCGTCCGTAGTATGTAGTTGCATTGATTGTTGACGTAGACGTAGTGTCTACGGTTAATACAATCGCTTGATGCGTAAGAATCGTTTCAAACATTGTTACCCAATTATCGCGGTCAGTTGCCGTGATGTGCGAAAACGTAAGGGCTATTTCATGGTAATAATTCTTTACATCTGAATGGATTTGACCGCCGATTGACTGGCTGGACGTTGCAAGGTCAACAATCCGATTACTGTAAGAGCCGATATCAAAACTCTTCGCAGGCTGGAAATAAGAGCCTAACATGACCCGCCCTAACGATATATAAGTCCCGGTAGTGTTGGTCATTAGTATCCGCCAATAGCGGTACGTTTGTGCCGTCATGTAATGGAAAAGATTCGTAGCGTTATAAGTGAGCGTGATATCCACCGACGGCGTACCCCAAGAATCGGTAGCGTTTCCTTGCAGTTTATACGTCCCGCCGGACTGGAAATTATGGTTCATAATCGCCAGCATCGTTACCGATTGAGCCGAGCCTAAATCAATCACCACCCACTCGCTCGTAAGCCCGGTTGTGCGGTATTCTTTTGTTCTGAATTCGTGTTGGATATTGGAAACGGGAAAAGCCGCGTCCTCGCTGTTTTTTGTAAGCGTTGCAGTTTTCGCTAAATCAATATAAAGGATTCTTGGAGTTGTCATGCTAATATCACCGAGCTATCGAGTTTTAAGTTTCCGTCTCTGGACATATCCGCTAATGCCCGCGCAAGTATTTTTCCATCCATAACCAGATTTATTTGTAACGGTTGCATCGGTGCGCGGGAAGTATCGCCTGTTATTTTTACCGGGATATTTCGCCCGCCGGATAATGGTACTATGGCTTCCGGCCCCGCTTCGCCGACACCAACGACCTGCGGTTGATTAACAACGCCACCTGATGCGAACCAGTTTAGCGGATTTAAATCAGAACGTCCGATATCACTTACTGCCTTACCGATAGTATTACCTACATTGCCGATGCCCTTTGTGATTTCATTTAATGCGTTTGTTTGTGACAATAATGCTATTGCCGCCACCGCCGCGCCTACCGGATGAGCCGCCAGAAACGCGCTAATACCGCCACCGCCGAATACCGTTGTCTCTGCGCCTACTGCTCCCGTTACTGATGCGGGAAATAAGGAACTGCCTACTGCACCGCCCACCGCCGCGCCAGTCGCGCCCGAAACCGCCCCCGATAACGCCGACCCGCCGATGCCCTGAATACCAATCGGTAAATTAAGTAGCCCCGAAACTACCCAATTCGCTAACATTTCTGCAATCATATTTACCCATATATCAATTATCGCTTGACCCATTGATCGGAACGCATCGGGTACCGATTCAATATCACCTTTGATTAAATCTACAAAGCCGGACTTGAAGCCATCTCGCATAGCAAACGCCGTTGCCTTACTGCCTTTAAGCATAAGCTCTTGTGAGTTCTCAAATTCTATTTGCGCTTCAACCAGCCCGGCTTTAAACGCCTGTAACCGCGTAACCTCTTGGTCTTTAACCGCCGCGTGGAATTTTCGTAATGCCGCTATCCGCTGTGCGTATGTTGATTCCTCGTCATCAATAATTCCCTGTAATCCTATAAACGATATTGTGCGGCGGGTTTTTGTAGACTTCTTTTCTGCCTCGATTCCTGCTTTAATGGTTTTTTTAATCGAGGCTAATTCTGACTTGTTATCAGCGGCTTTAAACGCTTCGAGTGAGTTTTTACCATCTTCCAGCGTTGCGAAAAACCTAGAAAGTTTTTTATCTATTTCATCGAAATCCTTCCCGAAATCTTTAACTGATGAACCAAGCCCAGAGATAGAATCTGCGCCTACCGATTTAATCGCTTCGATTTCGGCCTGTAGTTTTATGCGCTGGATTTTTATAAGCGCGACATTTGTAGCCGCGAACCCACCGAAATCACCCGGCAGTTTTGCAAACGCTTCGTTTACTGTCTGCGCGGCTGAAAGGATAAGATCGAAACCTTCCGATGTGGTAAGCACCATCGCATCAATGCCAACACGAACGCCCGCTATTCCAATTTTTACACCGTCAAAAGACTTCGCAAATATTGCTACGCCAGCCGCGCCTATTTCCAGCCCGCCGATAAGCACCGTATCAATCGCTTTTGTCATCGCAATAGCGTTGTCTTTATTGTTTATAAATTCCCCGGCCAATTCGCGTAGCGTAGGCGTTAATGATTGGCCAATAGCTATTTTGCTTTCTTCATAAATACTGTTCAGCTTTTTCAAATCGCCGGCAAAATTGTCTTGTCGGATTCGCGCTTGCTCATACGCGATATTCGTCCCGGTAAGTTTTTCGGTAAACGTATCTATCGAGTCGGCTTCTTTAATAAGCGCATTGGCCGCCAATATCGCTCTATTACCGAATAGTGACGCTTTCTCGGAAGTAGTTAAATGTGCCGCCGCAAGATTTTTAATCGCTTTTGTAAGCCCCACAACTTCGGGATTGAATTCATCGCGGCTTTGAGTAGCTAGCCGGATTAAAAGAGTTTTCAATCCCGTCCCGGCTTCTTCCGCTTTCAATGAAACTTTTGCCATTGTTTGAATAGCGGCGTTCGTTTCCTCAAAAGAAATTCCCATATTCGCCGCGACTGTGCCAGCTTTTTGCATTGCTACCGCCGTGTCGGAAATTTCAGACGCGCCGAATTTAGAACCTGCCGCAAGGACGTTTATAAAGCGTCCAGCTTGGTCTGCGCCCGCACTGAATTGATTTAATGCAGAACCAACAGCAATCGCCGCATCGGTCAAATCTAGCCCCGATGCCTCCGCAAGAGTTATCGTCTCTTTCGTAACCTGCTTCAGAGCGGCGGCATTCTCTAATAAATCCGGCTTCGCGGACGCGACAAGTTTAAACGCAAGTGCGGCTTGCGTTGCTGTGAGCGTAGTCGATGCGCCGAATTCCCGCGCACTATTAGAGAGGAACTTCAGGTCTTTACCTGTCGCTCCGGTGATCGCGGAAAGTTCGCTTACAGCCGCTCCGAATTCAGCTGATGCCCCCACGCTCTTTTTCGCAATGAGCGCAAGTCCGCCCCCAATCGCAACGGACGCAATGGAAATCCCCCGCGCAGTATCACGCGCCGCCCTGCCGATTTTTCGGAAATCCTTCTCGACCTTGCGTAACTGTTTCTTGCTCCGGCGAGAGAATATAGCTATGGAGCCGGACGCGCCTTTCAGCTCCCGCGAAAAGCGGGATGTGTTGAGTAATAGCTCAACAAATACAGACCCGATGCTAGCCATTACGCGCTTGTCTCGCTTTCATCGTAGCCTCATTCTGCAAATCTCTCACTGTCCGTTCCTCATTTTCGATCTGGAAAAACGCTATCCATTCCGTCAATTCGCGGCTGTCTAAATTTTTCAATAATTGCCCGACCGTCATCCCCAATTCCCGCGCTAATTGGAAGAGGAACCTTCGCTGTGGCCGGGCGTTGAGTTTTTTACCATTTCCTCAAGTTCCGCAGGGGTAAGAGCATTCAGACTGCGAGCGGCTTCAAACACGCGGGATAAAGCTGTCGCGCTTTTCTTGCCGAGAGCCTCAATATCTTCTACAGTAAAAATGAGATTGCCGCTTTTGTTAACAATCGTTAATGCCGCAAGCCGGGCGCGAAGATTTTCCATATTGGTTTCTTCACGCCCGACATACAAATCAGTTTCCCACCTGTCCCTGCAAACCCCGGACATAACGCTTACGCGCACCGTGCCACCCCACTCCGGCACTTCCACATCTTTAAAAACGAGGTCGTCTGCTTTTAGAATATCATTCTTACCAAGTAGCATCAGACCTCCTTACGCCGTGGCTCTGGAAATATCGCCTGCAGATTTAAACGTGGCGTTAGTTGTCGCCAAATCGCCAACAGAATTTCCGAGCGGTGAATAAGCGTCCATTACAACAAGACCCGTATAGTTCGGATTCGATGTAGATACCGCCCCAGCGTCCGGGCGCAGTATAATCGTAAAAGCCGCCGCACCGATAAGCGGAAACAGTGTCGCATCAACCGAACTTGTAGCAAAGTCCTGCACAAACTCAACATCGGCAGACCAGCTTTTAAGTCCGGCGATATTGATCTCCGTGTTATCGCTCATTGATGTTGAGTCCTCCAGCTTCGCGCCGACATCGAGTTTGACGCTCTTAACGTGATCCGAGAGATCAACCCCATTTATGCTTACAAAAGCATTTTTTAAAATCGAAATACCCATTTAATTAAACTCCTTTCTGTTTATAAAATTCCTACGTTTACAATGAAATCGAAAGACGGCGAAGTGCCGCCAATCGTAAAATCAACTCTGTACCAGTCGTCAGTTATCGCACCGGCAAGCTCTTTCCATTCGCTCGTAATCCCGGTTGCCTGCGTGAAGGTTATCCGTGAAACAGGCGAAGTGAAACCGCTTGCGGTATCGCTTTGTATAACTACGTCAAGTGTCGGTGACGTGCCGGACACGGTTGTAACGTGCATCGAAGCGTAAAGAGTTTGAGCCGCTGATACCGCGCCTAATTGCCGTGCCGTACCGCTTGCGCTCGCTGTTTTTGCCGCGTTTAAAAGAATCGTACCTTTATAAAATGCGTTGCCTTTTCCCGACACGGAAAATTTAAACGTATCGCCTACTGAACCGCCGGGCGAATAAGCCGCGTGCGCCGCTTTAATCGAAAAAGCGTCTTCGCCTTCCGCGCCTGTATCGGCGGATAGAGTAGCCGCCACATCTGCAAGTGAGAGATTTGCAAAAAATTCCGAGTCCGGTGTAGCATCCCAAAAACCTTCGTAAGCGAATCCAGCGGTTTTTAAGCCTGCCAGATTTATTTCCGTCACGTCTGCAAGCGATGTTGAATCCTGCATATTTGCGCCTAAATCCAGTCCCGCCGCTGATAGTCGGTTTGAAAATTCATAACTGCCGACCCATACCTTGCGTTGTTTAACAATCTGTAATCCCATGAGTCACCTCCTTTTTTATTCCTCAAAAGTTATCTTATAATCTTGTATGACAAAAGTCTTTTTTACTTCAGGGTCATACTGTTCTATATCCATTTCAATAAATGAATCTTGTATTACTACCGTTGCTTCCGTGCCGCTCCATCGCTGTAATGCCGCCCGCACCTGCTCTCCGACATCCTTTGCGGATGAATAACTATCAGCAAACGATGATATTCTTACCCGTGCCGTTGCGAGTCCGGGGTCGGAACCCATCGCGGACTCTCTTGTTTTTGAAACGATCTGATAAACAACCGCAGGCATCGTGGAGTCCTGCGGCAGTTTAAGCGGATATATTCTTGTCGATATAAGCGCGGATAATCCCGCGTATCCATCGAGCCTGCTTGTAATGGCCTTTTCAATCATCGGAAACTTTCTCTTTCAATAAGCTGATGTATTTCCTCTTTTACTTTTTCAACAACCTCTTTTTGTGTGCTTTCAACGGCGGGAGTTATAAACGGATGTGCGGCGCGTGTTATTGTGCCGAACTCCAGGAAATGTGCATACCACGCGCCTTTAAGATCGCTTCGCTTTTTCCCGCGCTTAACGCCAACCTGCAATTCGATTTTGCCCTTGTCTTTTATAGCCATTACGCCTATCGCTCTTTTTAGCCTGCCTGTTTTTGTAGGCGCATTTTCCCGCGCTTGCTTAACGATAATCTTCGCCCCGGCGCGTAAAGCCTGCATACCGAGCTTACGTTCTACACGCAAATCCAATTTGCGCAGATTAGCCGCAACTTCTTTTAACCCCGAAATTCTTACTGACGCATCCATTATTGCACCCGCTCAATCGCTATCATTTCCAGCGTCCGCTTTCTTGCATCGACATCTATTACATCTCTAATATCAAATACGCGGGAGTCATAACTGATGCGATGTTTCGGCGTAATGCCCGATTGATACCGAATCCGAAATTTATGGGTAACATCCGCATGGACGCTTTTTGCGGTAAAATATTCTCTGCCGCTTATCGGAATAACATCAGCCCAATAGGTACCTGTCGTAGTACCTACAGTTAATTCCACGCCCGCTTCTGTTGTTAACGTAACACCGGCCTCAGTCGCTAATAACGCGCCCTGATAAGCACTCCATGTTTCCGCAGGTTCACCATAAGCGTCCCGCGTTTCCATCACGGCTTCGATGGTAATACGCTTGCGTAGTCTGCCGGCTCTCATAATACTGCCACCTGATACGCCCTTAATAATGTTTCAATCGTCATCGGCAAATCACTTACTGACGTGCCGACAATCACCTGCTCCCTGTTTTCGTATAAATGCCCAATGAGTAATTTCATACCCTGAATTATCTGTTCTGGGATATCAGATACAGCCGAACCGTAGCCCGCGATAAACGTAATCTTGACCGCGTTTGCAACTGCGCGGGTGGATGGGAAGCTCTGTTGATACGCTAATATTATCTTGCCGGGGTCGGCATACGCATCAACTGTATAGACAGACGATGCAAGCGTTTGAGTAACTCCATCGGTATCAACATATGTTATCGCGCTTACCGATTGTATCGGAGCTTTCGGCATTGAAATGCCAACGGACGGGAACGCGTCAAGATACAAATCCCAAGTCTGAGTTATAAGCGCGCGGCGCAAAAAGTTTTCCGCATATACACGCGCCGCTTTTACAATCGCATCTATATACGCATCATCGTCAGATGTATCTATCCGCAAATGCGTTTTTGCATCCGCTGTAGATATAGGCTCAATCGCAGGCGCGGTATTTAAAACAAGTGACATTATTTACCCTTTTTTGCCGGAGCCTTTTTTGCCGCTTTCGCAGGAGGAGCCTTTGCATATTCGGCGTACCCGCCGTCAACCAGCCCTTTCGCTTCATCGTCAGGCAATTCGATAACGCATCCGGGGCCGCAATTACCACGCGGCCCGGCGTAGATTGTTTTAAGTTTCACTTCAACCATTTCAAAATCCTTTCTTTAAAAAAGAGGGGGCGGTTAAGCCCCCTCAATTAATCGTTAAACGGGAGCTTTTATAGGCGCACCGCGTACAATAACAGCACCGTAAACCGCGCCGGTAGTCGTACCGGATACAGTAGACACAACGCGCACATATCGCTTGATGCCGATATATCCTACGCGCTGAATTACGTTACTGGCAATCGCCGCGAACGACCCCACAAGATCAGCAGTCGCTACGTCCGTAAACGTAGAGTTATCTGCCGACTCCTGAAGTTTCGGCGTATGTGTGCCGTCCGTGCGGGTGCCGGGATGTACTACAGCCATTACACCGTTATACCCGGAGAGATCAACCCCTGTACCGTTTTTTGTAGCAGTTATTGCCGCAGGAGCTATGCTCTGAACGACATCGACATTGTTTTTTATATCCATGTTTTCTCCTTTCGTAAAAGCGGGGGCATATTGCCCCCATTATTGGTTAATTGGTTTTGAGTCTTGCGAACGCCGCTTCGAGAACCGGCATTCCATCGGTCTCTTTCCGGCCGATGTAGCCGTGCTGGTTATTCGCCGCGTAGAGTTCGTTCAGCACCTGCACCTCCATGTTGAGCGAATCGGCAATATGGTAGTAAGAAAAATCGCCAAACATCCCGACATAAAGACCGGTCGTAAATGTATTCGGTACATACTCGGATTCGTTAATCGGATGATTAAGGAGCCGGTCGGGATCACCCGCCGCCAGTCCAACCTGCCAGAGATACTGGTTGTTTGAGTCTTTCAATTTAGAAACAATTTTTATACCGTCTCTATGGAAGAGCCATTCAGCCGCCCGGCGATACGCGGCAGTAAGAGCGTACTTTGCATCGCGCAATGCATCGGCAGTAATAGAAGTCGTACTGCCGGAGCTGGTATCACGGCTGATAGAGATACCATTTGCTGAAGCTGTGAACAGGCCAAGCGGCTGTTTTGCGCCGTTGCCTGATATGAATCCCTTCTCTTCCGACACTGCGTATTTATACGCAAGCCGGTCGCGCACTATCGAATCGATCGCAGTCGCGGCGGAACGAACGAGCTTCCGTGAAACTTTTATGAGTTTGGAAAGCGCGTGCGGATTCAATTCCCTGTTTCCAAAACTCATTGTGGAATCCTCGGTGACTGTACCGATTTCTGCCGTCCAGTCGGCATCCGCCGGGTCGGCTTCAAGAGTCGGTACACCAAGCGATCCTTTAACACCAGAAATTACAGTAGCCTTCTGTCTGATAAACACAAGATTGTCGAGAGCTTTGAGAAGCCCCGTGGCAAATTCTTTCGGAACGGTGTACCCGCCAGCAGTGTCAACATCAGTCTGCAAAGCCGCAAACAACGCGGCACCGTCACCGCCCGGCTTCCCGTTCACTAACAAATGACGAAATGCGCCCATGAGTTTTTCGGCATCTTTCGATTCCGGCTTTTTGGCATCGCCCGCAATCTGCTTTGCAATAACAGTCTGCGCAACCTCCCGCTCAAGATTAGCGAGACTTTCAGCCTGTGTTATTCTGTCTTTCAGTTCGGCCTGATCGGTCATAGCCTTGTCGTAATTAGTCTGCTCTTCGGCTGTAAGAGCGCGACCTTCGCTTTCGGCCTTTTCGAGTATCACCCGCGCTTGGGCAATAGTTTTGCCGCGCTGGTCTCTCAGTTCCTTTGTATCCATGTTTTCTCCTTTGTTAAAAATTATTACCGTTAGTTAATCCATGCGTTCCACTGAACGCTTTAAAAAGATTGAAACGCTCCATTGAGTTTTCAATCATCTAACTCTGCCATTGCAAGTTTCTGTTTCAATATCGAAAGGGGCAGACCGTTAACCGAAGATTCTTTTATCAATGAATCGGCAAGTTTTGCTTCATCAATATGAATTTCAGTGACCGGGTATTTCGCCAGCACTTCGGGGACGTGCTTGTAACCGAACGCTTTCAGTTTTTCTGCGCTTGCGGCCATGCGAGACGATGTACCGGTAACAGCAGTTGCAAATCCCGCGTCAACAGCTTCCTGAGCCGTGTACCACGTTTCAGCCGTCATAGCGGCCGCTATATCCGATTCGGAAAGCGCGCTCCGCGTTTGATATGTTGCTACTATTCCGGCCTTTGCTTTATCCATCATATCGGCCTCGGTGCGCAGATCGACCGCGCTACCCATAACGACCGTCCACGGGTCGTGAATCATCATCAGCGCATTTTCCGCAATGCTTATCGTGTCGCCTGCCATAGCGATTACCGAAGCGATGGAAAGAGCCATACCGTCAACCTCAACATTTATAGTTGCCGGATGTTTGACAAGTGAGTTATAAATAGCTACTCCATCAAATACCTGCCCGCCCGGAGAATTGATGCGAACGGTGATATTTTTAACACCTTTCAGTTTGTTTAAATCTTCAGCAAACGCTTTTGCGCTTACGCCCGTACCCGTCCACGGGTCAAACCCGACAGGCTCATAAATCAGTATTTCAGCGGTATCAGCCGCCGCCAGCATTTCATATCCCTTGCCAGTAATTTTTTTCATATCGCCTCCTATCCGGCCAACGCCAGCATTTCAGTAATGTTATTTAATTTATTATCGTAATTAGTAACAACCTCCATCGTTGCAACCATGATCGTTGCAGCGTTAATCGTGGATGTTTTGAGCTGTCCATTTTTAGCGGCGTCGTCAAATAGTGTTTGATTATCGATAACCTTTTTTGCGAAAAAGAAATCCGCTGATATCGAACCGAGCTTGCCGGAGACCGCGTCAATATCTTCCGAAGTTTTAGGCGCTAATATCAAGAAATTTCCGCTGCCACTATATTTAGAAAAAACAGCCATGGGATCATCGTTTACGAGAGTTGTTTTTTTCAGTGATGCTTTTTGCGTCGGCAATGCGCGTAAAACCTTTTCGGCAGATTCCCCGTTTTTCAGAAGGTCGAAAAGAGGCGTGGCTTCCGGGTCTTTCTGTTTTATGGAAAAATGTTTGAGGTAGAAAAAACTATAAAAGAAATCCGCGCCGTCTGTTGCATTTATCGAAACAACCTTATCGAACGTCTCCTGCGAGCCAACCCAGTCGAACCCTTTTAATGCGGCCTTATCCGAACCTGATAGATTCTGGATAAACGACAAAAGGATGAAAGATGTCTCATCGAACAGATTTACAATATGTTCTTTCGGTGGCTTCTTCGCAAGAAATAGTGCGGCGGTTCCATTGTCGGCAAACGGCTCGACAATCCGCGTATATTTCGGCGCGTGTTCAAAAATAGTTTTTGCGATTCCGAGCGATTTATATCCCATCAGCCCCGCCCAATTCCAATAACGCCGCAAAACGTGCGACTTCGTTAATGTCAGTCAATACCGCATCCGCCCTCACTCGATCAAAATATTCCTTAACAATATCCCCCCGCAAAGCCAGCGCATCCGCTACGAGACCGATGTGTTTTGCGTAAAAATCTTTCAGCCAGCCGACAAGCTCTATTCCGTCTAAGCGGGCGCGGGCGGCATTTACTGCTTTGGATTCCTTTGTTGCCAATAGCGCGGCGGCGTTTTTAAGGGCTTTCGCGCCTCGGCTTTTTGTAACTGGGGCGGCAAACTCAAGAGCGGGAATCTCGCTCGAAGGTTTAAATATCGCATTACCTTCGGGTATCGGCTCCAGCCCTAGTTCTGCGCGCTTTTCGTTAACCGTCATTACATCGGAGTCAAGAGGTTGTTTTGCTCCGAGCGCATCGGCTGACTGCATGTTAAGCGGGATCAGATATACATCGCCACCATTAATCGGATTCATATTTTCCTTTTTTCTGATATCGTTCGCAGAAAGCCAACCATCATTTCGTCCTTTAGAATAAGCTTCATATCGGCTTTTTACATCGCCGCGCAAAAGACCATCCACAACAAACGCAACAAATAAAGTTGCGCGCTGTTTTTCTGTTAAAATATCGCGCCTCAAAGCCTGCTCGATTCGTACAAGCCATGGTCTGATTGTATGCACTACGAAATCAATCGACTGTTGCTCTATGTTTGAAAAAGCGGACTTCGTTAAATCGCCTATCATGTGCGGCGGGACTCGGAATATTCGCGCAATATCCGCAACCTGAAATCCGCGCAATTCTAAAAACTGCGAATCTTTATTACTGATACCAATTTCTTTGTAAGTTATTCCCTGCTCTAATACTGCGGTTTTATGTTTATTTACGCCTGCCTGCGCGGCTTGCCACGATTCTTTAAATCTTTCAATCGATTCTTTATCTTTAAATGTTCCGGGATGTAAAAGAATCCCGCCCGGCTTCGCATCGTTTTTGAAAAACCGACCGGCGTATTTTTCAACCGCCATGCTCAACCCGATTGTTTCAGCGGCCTGCGTGATGCGACTTTCGCCTACGATTCCATCTGATGAAAAATCGCGCCAATGAAGCATTTCATTCTGCAATATCACACGTGCGCCACCGGTTGCGGGTTGGTAATAATATGCTATCCGTCCGTCAGGCGCACGGAATGGGCGTACTCTATCCGGGTTCAGTGGTATCAATTCCGATACCCCGCGCCCCGGCGTTGAGAATATTTCAGCATACGCATTGCCCCGTAATACCATATGACCCACCATCATTTCGCGGAACTCAAACGACGTTTGCCAACGGTTCGGCTGGTCATGTAGCAATGTATAGAGTGGCAAATCGAATGCCCGCGCCTTGCCGCCGCCTTTTGTTCTGCGATATAAAAACAACGGCAAACTCGCAATCGTCTCAGATATAACCCGCACCGCCGCCATGACCGCCGTGCATTTCATGGCATTATCTGGCGTTACGGATTCGCCGGATTCAGTTTCATCACCGCCGAACCAGCTTGCTATTAGCGGGTCTTTCGCCGTGCGCGAACCCCACTTTTCAGCATTGAATAATTTAAAAACGCTCATTGACTTCCCCGCATGCCGACGATAATGAAAAAGAATCCTGGCACTATCAATGCCGCAGGCTCATAAATCAAAAACGAACCGGCCGATAACAAACCAAGCCCGACGAGAAAAAGCAGGTCGTACCCATCTATATTATTTTTCATACCGTCAATATTCCTCGCTCCGCGTAAGCATCTTGCTCTTCTTTCGGCTGTACCATCGCCCTACCCAGAGCCATTATCATTGCAACAACACCATCTATTTTTTCCGCGCTGGACGGTTTGTCTGGTTTCATATTCCCTGCCGGGTCGAGTTTCACACTGATATTGCTCATCATCCATCGCAATACAGGATTCCCGTTGTGATGAATCTCTTTTGCGAGTATCAATTTTTCCAGCTCCTTCGTCGGTGCGGCCATACTGTAAAACCCCTGCCCGAACGGAACCATCGTTAATCCTTCATCTGCAAGGTCAACAGATAATTGACCTGCAAACATCCGGTCAAACGCTATCTCTTGAATTTCATATTCACCAGCAAGGTCGATTATGTGTTGATATATATGGTTATAATCCGTTGTATTGCCCGGCGTAGTATGTATATATCCCTGCTCTATCCAGCGGTCATACGGGACGCGGGATTCTTTTATGCGGTCATAAATATTATCTTCCGGCATCCAGAAAAACGGCTTAACATCAAACCCGTTATCGTTCGGGAATAAAAGAGTCAGGGCAGACAAATCTTTATTACTGCCAAGATCAAGCCCACCGAAACACACACGCGGTAAATTATAATCTGCCGTTTCGACTTTGCAGTTATCCCAAACCTGAATGTCAATCCAGCGGACTTCCTGCTCTGTCCATTCCGAAAGATGTTTATTTCTAAATGCGTTTTGCGCGGCCGGGATGTTTTCAGCTTTTCGCGCCTTGCGCCGTAAATCTTCCAGCTTCACCGAAACGCCAAGATTCGGGTTCGCTTTTATCCATACCGCTTCATCGCGCCAGTCGTCGCCTTCGTCAATCGTGGCGATGAAAACAAAATAAGAATCGTCGTCTATAATTCCCTCAAGAATTTTTTGACCGTATTCTCTCTGTTCTAAACAGACGTTATGCTTACCATGCCCCGCAGTCGTAATTGCAAGGATCATCGGCTGGCGGCGTGAACCCGTTGCCGTCTCTATGACATCCCAGATTTCACGGCTCTTATGCGCATGGAGTTCGTCAATTATTGCCCCGTGTATATTTAGACCGTCCATTGAATTCGAGTCAGATGAAAGCGGCTCGAACTTTGACGCGGTATCCGCAATGTGCAAATTGAACCGAAAAACATTTATGCGCGATTTCAAAGCCGGGGATGATTTAACCATCCTTTCAGCTTCGCTGTGAGTTATCCGCGCCTGCTCTTTTTTTGTGGCCGCTGAGTAAACCTCCGCGCCCGCTTCGCCGTCCGCGAAAAATAAATACAATCCGATACCGGCAAGAAATGTTGATTTACCGTTTTTGCGCGCAAGCTCTTGATACGCGATTCGGAACCGCCGAAGCCCATCCATTTTATACCAACCAAACAGATTCCATAAAATAAATTCCTGCCACGGCGAAAGATTAAAAAATTGGCCAGCCCATTCGCCCTTCGAGTGCTTCAAAAACTGAAAGAAATTTATCGCATGTTGAGCCTTATCTTCATTGAAAACAAGCGCGCGTTTTTTAGCTGTTTTGACATCATGGAAATATCGCGTAACTGCGAGCTTGACCCACTTGCACGCAACTATCCGACCAGCGCGGACATCTTCCGCGTACTGAATAGCCGGATGGTTATTTTTTCGCGCCATTTAAAAACGCCTCCATTGGGTCTTTTTTGTCTTTAGGAATTACGCTTATCCGTGTCCGGCTGGAAGGATCAAGGCCGAACGAAGCCGCAAGACCGCGAAGCTGTGCTAGCATATTCCCGGTAGGCACGTTCCCGCGCTTGAATTCTTTCCGGCAATGAGCCGCAAGGTTGCAATACATCTCAAGCGCAGTTCTATCCACCTCAGTCAATACACCAGCCGCTAACAACCGAGGTGCTATAAATTTCCATTCTTTTAATGCTTCACCCTTCATCCCCTTGGGCGGTTCAACCGAGGCCGCCGTGAATTCAGGTTCAGACTTCCGCTTTTCCATGCGCGCATTTCGCCCCGTCCCATGTAGCACATGAAGTTTCGTTGCCTTCGGTGGTCTACCTGCCATTTTCCTATAATCTCCAGATGTTCATTTTGGCTTTGTGTACAGAACCTTTATCGTTCGCCTCTTTCATCGCCAGAATACAGAGATTGCACCCGGC